ACTCACCGTTTCGGAAAGCTGTAAATAAGCAGCGTTAATGTTGCCTATATTCATTCCCTGCATGGCTGTATTCAAATTATCCTGCAATTGCAAAGTGTAATCTAACTGCCCTCTTAACCGCTCTAACTGCGAGTTTGCCGAATCTGTACCAACATTCAGGGGATTATTTTCGACCTGCTCAATCATACCCCTTAAACTTTGAACCCTGTTTTCTACGTTCTGAATATCATAAATCGCCTGCGGGGAAAGTATTTGTGATTCATTCGCTTGCTGCGTAATTCTATCTTGTGTACTGCTCAATTGCTCCAACATAGCATTTACGCTTGCAATTTCTTGTTCAAAACGTTCTATACCGGTTTCGGTAAACACGTCCAGCCCCTCATACGATTCCCATTGCACCGGAATTACTACAGGTTCCGGGGGCGCATTAGGTTGAATTTCGGGTCGTATTGGTTCGGGATTTTCAACAAGCGGGGTCGGAAGGATTGGATTCACATCAGCATTTATTATTGTCTGTGACCCAGTGTCAACGGTTGGTGTAACAATGTTCGCCTGTGCTTCCTGTAAAGCTGCATTCAATTCTTCAACTGCTGATGTCATTTGATTAACTTCATCTGTAGCAGTTTCAAAACCTGATGGGTCTACACTTGCATTCATTGCCTGTTGCATGTCACCCGCTGCATAGACCGCTTCATAGGTGGAATTTATAATACCGTACATCACACTTGTAAACTGGTCATTAAGTTCTATCCCTGTCTGAATCATTGACATAACTTCACCTTCTTTCTTATCCATTTTTTCAATTTATCTATAAATGTTGGTTGAGGAAGGCTTTGCAAATAATCAGCCCTTATACACCGTCTTTTTATTTCCCAACCCACAACATTTATCATTAAGTCATCAAGTGCATTCAATAAGTCAGGATTCTTGACACTGTCAAGAATAGCTTGCAGTTCATCAGTAGTCTTAATCATTGCTTTTGTAAATAACAGTTTTAAAGCCGGGTACAGCTTTGAAGAATTATCAATAACAATAATTCCGGCATTAGTCAGGTTGATGTGCTCTACTTTTGCATCAGGCAGTAACTTCATACCGCCAATATATCCGGCTTTTACATATTGCATATTGACCGCCCAAAGGTGTTCATTTATTACTTCAATATTTTTATTCATTTCAGGTATTACCAATTTTCCCATTAGCGGCACCTTCTTTCATCAGCCCATCAATTTCAAATGCCGTTTCCTTCAATAGCTTTTCATGCCACACCATGATTACTTGACAGTACGCATTATTGTTTAGATTACGTTTAATTTTGTTCTGTTCACTCTGCAACTTCAATAATCCGTGTTGCAATTTTTTCATAATCGCTGTAGCCTTTTGCAACTGGACACGTTGAACAGTTTTGGAACCATAAATAGAATTCGTCAATTGGTTCAATTGTCTTGAATACTCCATGCCAACAGCAAGTTCTAACTTTGTGTTTTGCATATTATTCTGCTGATTTCTGTACATCTGTTCCACAAACCCCGTTATTCTTATTTTTCTGTTATTTTCCTTTATGTTTTCCATTTCCCAATTCAAAATCATACCGCCTTTTTTTCTGCCAATATATCAGCATGTATTTTTTCAAACGCAACCAAGGCTTTTTGATGCAATTCCCGGGTATACTGATAAGAACGGCCTATTTCATGCGCAACTGTTTTCAATGCCTTAAACTGCACATAGGTCTTAAAAAGCACTTGCATCTGTATGGCATCCGATAGCATTTGAATCTGATTAATGAACAAATCCTGCTTATACCAGAAATCAGTGATATCCCGGTCAATCTCTGCTTCCAGATCAGCCAGCTTACTGGCAGTATCTCCCACACGATCAACCGGTGAATTACTTTGAACCTTAGTTGAACTCATTCTTTGGGTTACTGATGTGGCTACCGCCAGAAGCATTTGCTTTTGTTCCTCTTTTTGCTTCAACCTGGTACTATGATTTTCCAACTCTGACAAATATTTTTTTGCTGTCATATCATCACTCCTTTCCTACAAACAAAGGTGCAGCATTACACCGCACCTTTCAACTGCACTGCTTCATTTGAATAATCTTGGATATTCCAAATACACTGAATTGTGCAATTCTCCCACCTTCATCATGTTGTCACTAAGCGTTAATACACTGTAATGTGTTTCATCTCTTAACCTGTTAATAACAGCACCGTTAAATTCCGGCTCGCCATAAATTCCGATACTGACCAATTCCGGCATATCCAATACCTCTTTCACGGACTCAAATCTATCTTCGTAAGTAATAATTTCTGCATTCACGCCAATATATTCATCCATAAGTATTAGCACATCCGCACTATAACCAAGTCCGGCATTATCGTTTTTCATTGCCAGTAATGAACGAATCATTTTCAGTGTAGTATAAGAACCTTTCAACGGTTCAACCACACTACGTAACAGGTCAGATGTGAGACCGTAACCGCACATTTCAATAACCTTCAAAGCGTTGGCAATTTCCTGTGAATTTGATTTTCCGTCATCCGTATGTACAACCTGATATTCTTTACAGAATTCGGTCACGACTGCTTTTAATTCCTCTGTTTTGGTCTTATTCAGTTCTTTCAATTCAACACGTAACTGTCCAACCAGTTCATCTTTCCCCATCTGTGAATATCTTGGGTCAGCGTTTATTTTCTGTAAGGCCTGACCAATGTCTTCCGCTTCCTGCCTGTGCTGATGGATAATCATCCGCACCTTTTTGGCACATTCTTCATATTTTTTTTCACTCATGTTCTTTGTCCTTTCTGCTTAATGCCTGATAATATCGCCATAATCCCCATCATTAGTACCTGGTTGAGGTGCTCCAGCTACGAAATCGGAAATATATTCCCAAAGGTTATTTCTCTGGCTGCCTGATAAAATTCCTTTAAACCGCTCAATTTCCGCATCAATATATGGTTTTGTTTTTGTAATCAGTGACTTTCCAAGGTCATCGGCCTTACCCATATCAATGGGTACTTCATACCCAGCTGCTTTTGCAGCAGATACCGCCATTCCGCTATAAGTTGCATTGGTATGGAAGTAATGCATCACATATTCATCTGCAAAGTTCATTTCCTGTTCAGTGATTCCCCATGTAGCGGGATTCTGTCTTGTTGCTTTATTCATTCCTTTCACCCTTTCTTTATTGTGATTTATTTTTACAAATTATACATCATATAGATGTATTTTCAAGTGTTGTATACAACATTTAGTATTTTCTTTAAAAATTTCACACCCTAAGATCGTTTAGATTCAGAATCATTAACATGAGCATAGAAAAACACGCCGTGTGACTTCATATAACCGTCATATGGCGTGTTTTTGCACTTACTTGAATATTTCTTTTATTGCTTCTCTGTAATCTTATATACGGCGTGTGTAGTCAGTCCATATTTTTCAGCCAGTTCCCCCAAAGACAAACCATGATAAAAGTCTTTTATTATTGCAGAGTTCTGTTCTTCCTTAGAAATGAACCCCTGACAACTATGATTATTGAATACTACATGTTCACCGTTCAGTTGTTCAGCGATAACCCTGAACTGTTCAACACCAACTATATTTTTTAATATCTGTAAATTCCGTGCATTCTTATTCAATCACATCACCCCTTTCCCTTATTCCTCATGTGCGCGCGTGACCATGTCAACAAACTTTTCATCACCGGGTTATGCTTTTGAGTGCCACATCATCTAACACTATTTGCTGCCCTGAATTCCAATCATATATATTATTTTGCAAGTCCATCAGTGTGACCTTCCGCATCAACGGGTGCTGTACATTGATTATGCTTCTTATTGCCTTGGGTTTATAGGTCACTTTAAAAAATAGTGAGTGAAATCTCATACTTTCTAAGGATTGCAGTACCAACAGATTGTTTCTGAATTTTGCTTTCCGTACTCGATCATCATATATAAAGGCCAAATAATCAAAAGGAAATTCAAACTGTATATCGTGGACATCTGCATATTTCCGCATTCTATATCCGATTTCATCATAACCGCCCTTGGTGTTATTCTGTATACCGTAATATGGATTGACACCGCTGCACTTCCGGCATGACCAATAATCATTAACTGAATAAAGGTGTTCAACACGTTTTGAACAATTTGGACACATAAAATATCTTTTCTGCCCGAACCCTGTTCTTTGATAAGCCAATGATATCTTCTGCTTTTTATCCCCTGACGATATAACCGCCGCCTTTGCATCAGGCCCTATGTAGTTCTTTATCTGCCTTACATCAATACATTTTGCCATTTTATAACCTTCTTCCTGTATACCTATACGCGTGTGAGGGAAAACCCTAAATATTAAAGATTTATTGTAACATTACCAGTTTTCAAATTGTTTGCATCATACCGTTTACCGCTTAAAATAAAGGTTCTCGCCACATTACCGAAAAATGCACTATCATGACCTTTTTCATTTCTTTAACACTTTTTTCATCAAATCACAGTTGTTTTGCGGTAAAAACCACTGCTGACGGTCATATAACCGCCATATAAGCGTTTTAAACTGGTACTTGATAAAACATACCTCTGCATGGTAAACTATGAGTGTTCAGGTCATATGTTTACCGTGCAGAAGTCTCTGGGATTTTATTCAGGGGCTTCTTTCATTCCCCAATTAAAGCCTTGACAAACTGGAATATAATCTTTAATTTACGTTCGTCTGCTCTATTCAACATTTCAATAATTTGATTTCTCATAATATGTACCTTTTCCCTTTCCTTTGTTCTCTGATGAATTTCACTTCTGCATCCGCATCACCAACCAATGAATAAAATTCTTTGAACACTGGCAGCAGCTTTTCAAAATGTTCTTCATTGCAAATGCATAAGTCTTCTGCGATATTCAGCAGTATCACAAAAGCATTAGCACTATCAGCAGTTGTATTATTGAGTAACAAAACATTTTTCCCTTGCCTTGTTATATATGGATGTGTGATGATGCCCTGATACATTTCATTGTCTTTCATTTTCCACCTTTCCTTTCCAGCTACACGGCTACAAATAAACCCTATTCTTTATAATTTTCTATAATATATAAATGTAAGTAGAGAATACTATATGAAAATATTATAATATTAAAGAAGTTGTATCTATCTGTAGCTTCTGTAGCCGATTGTGTTTTTCGTTGATATTTCAATACTTTTTGAAGCTGCACATATGTTACAGTTAGCTACAGAAGCTACAATTTCTTATAAAATCTAAGCTGTTTTCCAGCTACTCTTGTGTTCCTGCTTTCCACCCCGAACATATCGGCTACTGATTTACCGAATGCAATTTTACTTTCTGACTTAATATTGCAATCATCACAATACATCTGATAGGCCGTATAAATACTTGTTACATCATTCTGAAAAATATAATCTTCTTCCTGTTCTGCAAAGAACCCCTTGATAGGATTATTCATCAAGTCATATTCCTGTGCTGCCTGTTCTGCGGTTGCCGACTTTGTAAAGCCTTTATTCTCTATCACACGTTTCAGACCTTCAACACCAACCCTGACAAGGTACTCCATACATTCTCCTTGAAGTAATTTCTGCTTGATTTGCGGGTCATAGTCCGGGTCATCTTTAGAAAACAAAGCTTTGAATGGAATAATGATCAACCTATTTAATACCGCCCCGGTCTTGTCTCTGATATGCGGAATGTCATTAGCTGAAAATAACAGCTTAGTAAACGGGTTGAATTCAAAGGGGTCTTGACCCTTCCGTTCGGCTTTTATCCGATTCCCAGCAACTATTTTCTTAAACATTGCCACCTGGGAACCTTGCAGAAAGTCATCGCCAATATCGTCACCAATATTTGCCAACTTTCCGAACATCATACTGGTTGAAAACCTATCACCCAGTTCTTTCAAGTCCAGCGAGGATGTATTTATTTCACCAAGTATTGCTTTTACACAATCCAAGAAGGTACTCTTTCCGTTGTCACCCTTACCTGTCATCATGAATGCCTTTTTATAATTGTTCATCCTATAGAAACAGTAACCGATGCATTCTTCCAGCAAAGACCGAATTGTCACATCATCACAAGCCAGTTTGTTCAAAGTGTTATCTGCCAGATCACTGTATGCGTCAGGGCTATAATCCCAAGGTATCTTATTGGTGATGACCATTTCTGTGCTGAACGGCTTCAATTCCCCGGTTACTACATCATAAACCCCATTATTGAACGCTATATAACGGGTATCTGTCAGTTGTTTTTCCTCGGCAGTATCATTTAGATAGTCAAGGACTTCTGCTTTCTGATTCCGTTTGATGTTTGGCATATATGACCGCATCACCCCGGAGATAATACCCATGTCATAAATATAGATACCATCCCGAAAAATGTGAAGCTGACCATTAATTTTAATAATGTGTTCGCTCTGCCTGATATAATCTGCAAACTTATCAAAGAGGAATGTTGAACCTATGAAAAAAACTGGTTTCTGAAAGGCTTCGTCCCTCAAGATTACTTCCAGTTCTTCATCACCAAGCGGTTCTTTCAGTACAAATCTGTTCAGTATCCTGATACACTCACGTGTTTCTTCCACCGTAAAATCATTAGCGGTCAAGGTCAGAATATAATTAAATAGTGCCTGATTCCGACCATCCCCGGCATCCATATCAACAAAA